TTTGTCCGTTGGGCGAACGTACCATATGCATTTTGTTTTGTGTTTGAGACATAGCACAGAAATGAAAAGCTATCTTACGAGAGGCCGCAGCCTCAGTACGTCCCCATCCGACGGCGGAACTCGTCCTCGGAGAGGACGGATTCGTCGTCGTCTGAGCCGTAGTATGCGGACTCGGCGTCGGAGTCTTCTTCGCCGAACTCCTTGGCAGCCTTGCCAGGGTCCTCGACGTACTGACGGAGCTCCGCTTCGTCGTGGGCGGGGTAGAGATCGTAGTCGACCTCGTCGCCTTCGTCCTCCTCCTCGCCCAATACGCTGCGGATCCGATTCGCGTAAGGCGCCAGGGCCCGCGCGCGCAGCCGCGGTTGCTTGGCGCGGTTGGGCAGCCACTCCGCGGTGGGTCCGGGGCGGCCGTCGTTGCGCTCCGTGACGGGGTGCGTCTTGATGCGCAGCCCCAGCTCGCCAACGAGGGGGTAGGCGTCTGGCAGCGAGTAGGCCACCGGGATGCGCTGGCCGGCGGCTGCTCGATCCGCCTCCTCCTCCTCGTCCGTCTGCTCGGCCCACGTCATTATCGACGAGGAGGGGAGCTCCTCCTCGTCGGCGCGGGTGGTTGACTCCGTGGGCAGCGGGTATGCCCATAGGGCATAGGTGCCGCGAACCAGGGCGTGGTAGAGCCCGGAGAGGGAGGGAGCCATGTCGGGTCCGACGGCGGACATCTGGACGGCCCACTGCAGGCGGTCGTCGGCGATGTCCCCGTACTTCTCCTTCGCCCGCACGAGCTTGCGCAGCGCGACGTCCACCAAAGCCTGGTGGGCGGGGAAGTGAGCTGGCGGGGGAATGCCAGCGCTCATGGCGATCGAGCCGAGGCGCATGGCCTCCGTGGCGTCGAGCATGTCCTTGTCGAGCCACTTCAGGCCCGGGTAGGGCATCTGAGCCATGGTCCGCGCGATGTCGCAGTACGGGAGGATCGTGGACCCGTGTTCGGCGCGCCAGAAGTCGTAGCCGATGAAGAGGAAGGGGTCCGTGAGAGCGTTGCGGACAGTCTGCAACGGCGTGCTGCGGTACTGCTCCACCTTGATGACGAAGCCCACCTCCTGACCCACTATCTTGAGCAGGCCGTTGATGGCGCCCTCCGTTGTGGGAAGGCGGTTTCTCTCCAGGCCGCGGATGCCCGCTATGGCGCGCTCGATCAGCACATCCATGAGGATGCAGTTGACGACGCTCTGCAGGGGCATGCCGGACGGGCCCGCGTGCTTCCACGTTCGGACCGTCGCGCCAGCCACGACCACGTTCCTCTGCCTTGCCAGGGACCACCACAGGTCCGCCGCCGGCGCGTCGATAGCAGCGAGCTGCTCACGCACCACTTGGTGGACTTGCTTGGTGGCCTCGGAGTGCTGCGTCAGATCGAAGCTCGAGCAGTCGAGGGCGAACATGACTAGGCGGTCACCCGTGCGGATGGCCACCCAGCTGTCGTCGCCCATATGGGCATAGCCGCAGCCGGTCGTGGTCAGCTGCTCGTCGAGGCGTCCCACAAGTCGGTCGGCTCCACCGTGGACAAGCGCCACGCCGGAGCAGCTGTGGAAGCGAACGTCCGTGAGGATCGACTTCTTCAGCTTCTCCAGCGACTGCGTCGCCACCTGCATGTTGAGCATGATTTGGCGAGGGAGGGCGTTGTAGAAGCGCAACATGTTGGCGTCGAGCTTCTCCTGCGCGTAGTAGTCTCCCTTGGCCTTACCCCTGAAGGTAATGAGCCAGGGGCGGCCGCGCTCCTGCTGGCGCACCCATGCCCAGACACCGCCGGCGGACTTGAAGGCGCTGACAATGTCCCGCCGCACGCTGACGGCGAGTGCCATGCACTTAGTCTGCGCCTCGGGCTGACCGAACTGCCCGAGCACCGGAAATCCGTTGTCAGAGTGTGGGTTGGCCTTCACGCCCCGCTCCGTCTCTGTGGACAGGAGGGGGAAAGGCATGGTGACGTACTTGGGCAGGTGCCTGATGAAGGCCCCGCTCCGAAATAGGGCACCCTCCGCCTCGGAGCGAGTCGGGGGATTGACGATGATCGAGTCCTTCTTGGGGTAATACTTGCGTATCCTCCCGAGCGCGTACTCCGACCCACCGTCAGCGTGCACCTTGTTCAGCATCGCGGCCCTCACTAGGTGCCTGTTTCCAGGACCCCCGTGGGGGAGGAGGCGGAACATGGCGCGCGTCGCCTCGTGCGCATGGCCCGAGCGCACGCGGAGGCTGATCTTACCGTTCTTCGCAGATCCCATCACCGGTTTGGTGCTCTGCAGGACCCTCGGGTCAACTGTGAGTGCTTTTGGAATGACGAACGTCGGGGACATTGTCATATCCAAACCATCAAGCATCGCCCGGATTGTCTCCGGGCGCTTGGCCACCTTGGCATACTCGCACTGGTCCGGGCTCGCCGTATAGTAGGCGTCCGGAGGTACATCGTCTTGGAAGAAGATGGGTGTTACGGGTGCT